TCGACCGCTTCAACCCACGTATCACCCTGAGACCAGTATTTTATAGCCAGGAGGTAGATTCTAATCTTTTTTCTTATTACCATCCCAATACTTCCATTTACCGCAATAAATAGCACCATGCTTCCCTGTGTGCCCTGATGGACGTTCGCAATATCGCCATTTGTCTTCGAGAAAATGTGCACAGCCACACTTTGAGCTTATTGGTTCCTTGGCTGGCATTAAACTTTTCATTTTACATCTATCATCCTCAAATTTATAATTTCATACTGAGGGAACCCACGTGTTTCAACCGTGGTAGTATGTCAGGTATACCACTTATCAACTTCATCATATATATCTACTACTTCGCCATATCCAAGCTCTCGCAATAAATCGCTGATAATATTATCGGCCTTTAAATGAGCTAATTCAGTGTTTGGAATATCTACTTGCTCTACTAATAACCTTTTATACCTTATAATCCGTTCTTGCATTTTGGTCGTTTTCATTCCGGCCTCTCTTTTTCCATTCCCCCGGAACAATCTTTCGGCATCTCAGGAGTATCCTCTTCATCGTGAATTTGAAGCATATGGTCAATCCATGTTTTTGCCATTCGAGTCATAAAAGTTACTTGCCATAGAGAATCTATTTTTATATCAGAAAACTCGATCCCTTCTGGCCATTGGCCTGTTTTCTGGAGATACCGATAAGCTTTGCAATGATCTATGTTGTGGGGGTCAAACCAAACTTTACTCATTTTTCAATTTCCTTATTTATCTATATTATACAAAAGTAGGCCTGAAAATTTAAAGGAACTTTTCTATTTTTTTGAGTAGTTCCTCAAATTCTTTTGTTATCTTGCCACTCTTTGGAAATTCAGGGAGTTTTGTTCTTCTTGGATACATTTCAAAATAGTGCTTGCAAATTTTATTGTACTGTCTTTTTCCAAGCTTCTTGGCAGGTGGTCGTTCACTGGGGTGGACATATTTAGGTTCCATAATGGGATCTTCGATATATTCAGCTACGTTTCTTAATAATTCCGGTAACTCAATAAATTTGGCCAGTCCATATCTTTTATATAATCGGACAATTTTACCTTCAAATGTGTTTGCATTTCGGTGAAGGACACCACGGAGTAAACCTTTCCCATCTTCTCCAATTGTTTCTGTTTTTGTCCGATGCTTATGATCAAATACAGCGTCTTTGTATAAAATCGGTTGTTTTAATATAGGACAACATTTATTTTGGTTAAGCCATTGCTTTTTTCGTAGGCGTGCAAACATTGACCACGTGATTGTTTTATATTTATCTGGTTTCATTTCAAACAAAATTTGGGCTGATTTTGATAATATTTCTTGTAATGGATTCTCCGGGACCAAGAAGGATCCTTAAATCATTTCCAAATTTGTTGGATGTGTCTAAGTCCACTATTATCGTCCCAGACGAATTGGAAAAACTGACCATCCCTTGCCATTCTTCCCCTCTTGTAAAATCTCCAAGTACTTTTCCATCCATAGTAATTTGGTATTTATTTATTTGTTTTATTGTTACTGTTGAATTCATGTCTTCCTCCCAAAATACAAATTCCAATCATCGAGTTTCGTAGAATCATTGCGTAAGTGCGAGAATCCTAAAGCGTCACATAATTTTACAAGCTCATCTCTGTTAAAACCAGATTGTTTAATTTCTGGTAATTTAGTTCCTGGTAAGGGTAATCGTACAAGCCAATCATTGCGTTTATATAATGCCTCAGTTCCATATTTTTTGATGTCTTGATATTTCTTACTTTCTGGTTTTAATCTACCTGTTAAATACTTGGCGGCTGTAATTTCTCCAATTCCTTTTATCCCAGGAACAGTATCACTATTACAACCGGCAATTGTTTTCACTTTTATCCACTGTTTAGGAGTTACTCCATATTCAGTAAATAGATCATCTTTAGTAATGATTCGATTTTCCCCTGGATTGTAAATTATACAGGAACTATCAAGAAGTTGTAAAAAATCATTATCAGAGGATACTATTATAAACCTGGATTGAATATCTGTTTGCGCAATCTTTGCAATTAAATCATCGGTTTCATATCCTATTTGCATATAATTATTGCAAAATCCAAGTTGTGGTAGTATTTCTTTTCTAAGTTCTTTAAATTGGATGAAGGCATCTGTCATATCTCGATCATCAGCTTTTCGTGGTCTGTTTTTATAGAAAGGATAGTGATGACGCCTAATAGATTTTTTGCTGTCCCAACAAAAAACAATATTATCAGGATGAAGTGTTTCCCCTATAGTAAATAATTGATTGAGAAAACCGAAAATGACACCAACTGGTTTATCTTTGTATGACAAGCCACCAGTAGTATGCCATGCTTTGTAGCATAGATAATTAGAGTCAATGAGGACGGTTTTCATATTTACCTCCTCTTTTTTACCCTATTTTGTTCGAATTTAGATTCAAGCACTTCCCATAAATTTATCGTTTCTTCTTTCAGTTCCTTTTCAAGTTCATTTTTTTCTACAACGCGTATTGCCTTATCCATACTGCTTGCAAGCTTTTTCCCATTGACTGCATAAACGGACGCAGACGTTTGTTCTTTAACGAATTGTAAATTAGCTCTGATATCATCGATGCCATAATCGAAAATAATGCAAATTGGTGCTTTGTGATATGGTTTCCATACGGTTGATTTATATATTTCGACGTTAGTTTTTATCCCGACAATTCTTGTAACTTTCCTGCTTTTTTCTTTCCCGACATCGATTTCCTTTTTTATCTTGAATGGATTTCCTTTAGATACACGTAAACGCAGACTTGCGTAAAATCCAATCGCCTGTCCACCAGGGGAACTGAATTTTTCTTCAAAGGCACCTGCCCCTACATTTGCTCTAAGTTGATTGGAACAACACAACAAAAATTCTTTTTCTGCAATAACTCGACAAGTTTTTCGCAGTTCTTGACTAAACAATTTTGCCCGTCGAGAATATTCATCTTTTTTATCTTCCAGTTCTAAATCTGAAGCTAATGCGGCAAGAGAATCCGCGAATACTCCGTGTATTTTATCCGGTGGCGTTGGATTCCAAGATCTGATTGGTTTAAATATTTCTGGGGGGGTATTTGGTCGGGAATAATCCTTCTCTTTCAATTCCAAATCAAATAATCTGGCAAATGTTTTATCCAATCTTCCTTCAGGATCGTGGAACTTAATTTTGCCCCCTAAGCGTTGTACACATCCGGCTAATTCGCAAAGTAATACAGTTTTTCCTGTGCTCGAAGGGCCAAAGATTTCAACGAAAATACCAGCGGGGATTCCACCTCCTCTAATACGTCCCCCTGAAATGGCAAGATCTAATAATGTGGAACCTGTCGAAATTACTTTGGTATCCGATCCATTATATTTTTTAGCGTTTTCTATTTTCTTGATTGAATGTTCTTTTATCTGATTAGCTAATTGGTGAATATTTGGTTTTCCACGTTGCATTATTCAATCCTATTTTACTTTTTCACTGTCATATATTCGCTTGGATGTTTGATAGTGCTCCACAACAACTTGGCAAATGGGGTTAGTAGTTAAGTCTTGCGCTATTTGAAGTGCTTTTCTTCGTTGTTTCGGTGCTCCGTAATGAATAGTCTTTCCCTTCATTATGCTTTTCACTTGCCAAATATCGCATTTTCGTGCTTTAATCATTTCAATTTCTAATGTATTTTTAATACAATTTTTTATAAAGGGAGGATCACATGTACGAAAAATCATTTTCGGTTTACGGGGTAATTGAGTGCACCAATAAAGGGTGATCCGGCCTTTTTGTTGTACAGTATGAATCCAGTTTTTTCTGCAAAATGCTTCTTTTTCCAGACACCATATTTTGAGTTCTTTTTCATTTCTGAAGACACGTGTTTTGCATTCAAAACAAGATATGCATTTATTTTGTTTTTTAAGTGACATTGGCCGCATTCAATGCATTGCGCCTCTTGTTCATGTGAATAAGAGCGTCTATAATTTGCATAATTACTTCGCTACTTACTCCTTTTTTAGTTCTCAATTCATTTCTACATGCGACAATAAAAGCATGCCAATTTTTATATTTTCTCTGTTTTTTTGAAAGCGTTTGATCATCTATATAATGCCACATTGCGTTTTTTGCAATTGTAGGAATCGATATTGAATTGGTTAATTCTGTTCTAGTTTTTTGTAGTAATTGACAAAGAATTTCTGTTTTGGAAACACCTCTAGTTAATGCGAGGAGAGCAAGTGTTTCAACAAGTGGTAAAGGCAGATACGCACCTACAAACGTATCTGCCCCCATTGGTTTTATTGTCCTCCTATTTCTTTTAGAGAATATCATTATGTTGCTGCGATACAATCATCCCATTTTTCACAATCATCACACTCTTCATGACCGTCTGCTTCCCCCCAGTTGTGTCCGTATGGACAAGTTGGATTGGAAGTATTTTCCTTTGCCATTTTTGATGGGGTTTCCTCTTCTTTTTCAGATTTAGAAGTTGTGTTTCCGCCGTGCAATTCTATAATAACCGCATCTCGTAATTCATCTGTGTCATCATAATCTTCTGCGTCAAGTGTATCTAATTTAAATTCCTTGATTACCCCAGCGAGTTTCTTACGAGACATCTTTTTGATTGCATTTTCTGAAGGCAGTGTAATTGTTTTGGTTTCTTCTTTTGGTTCTTTCGTCTTTTTCTGTCGTTCACTTTTTGTTTCGGACTCATGCATGTTTTGTTCTTCTGAGGCTTTTGACATTTCGTCATCGGTATCTTCGTCATCCATTTCGAAGAACTTATTTTGTAATTCCTTGTATGTCTTTACATTGAGAACCTTGTCCAAATTGATTGTGTCTTCTAAAATGCTTTCATCAAGATCATCCCTGGAATCAAAGTCAATTCGTTCCGTTTTGGCGAAAGGTTTTCCTCTTTCACCAAAAGTTTCTGAAGCAAAGCGAATCCTTAAAGAGTGTCCACCTTCCAAATCAGCAAAAGTGAGAAATTCTTCATTTTCCGGATCATTCAATTCGGCATCAAGTTGTTTTTGAAATAAGTAATAAGAACAGTCCCACACAAGGATTTTGCCCTTATCCGGTCCAGATAATGGTCGCACATTATAAAGTACACGATCTTTTGCCTTTAGTGCCTTTGTAATCTCTTCATCCGCATCTTTTGCTGTCAATAATGATTCTCTATGCTCACAAATGGGACACGGTTTCTTTATGGATCGCGGACAAATTTCGATGTCCTTTTCAGCACCAACATCCCGATGAATTCGATAAGGACGTTTGTACCAATCGTCTCCCACTTCAAGTCTATCTGGATGTTTTGTATCTGTTATGGTATATAACAATATGTCAATTTTACATCTTCCACCAGGTTCAGCAGTAAAATAATTTACACCTTGTGGAAGAGTGAGATAATTTCCTCCACTTGCAGAGCGACGTGAATCATTCCTTACCTTGTCTTTCATGCTTTTTCGTTTCTTTTTTGCCATGAGCTTTCTTCTCCTGTATTTTGTTATGTTCTTTAATTAAAAATTGTTTAATTGCTTGAAGTGTCCCAAATGTAGCGATTTTACTAGCAAAATAAACCCAAACAAGTAAACCACTGAATAAGAGGAACCATTGCCATCCACTCATTTTTTTCTTCTTCGCATAGCTTCTTTTACTTTTACATCAGCTTGTTCTCTTTGTCTTTTTACTTCTTGTTCTAAATTTCGGGGTACTTTTGGCCCCGCAAAATATTGTTGACCATGTAGATTGATTAAGTTTTCTAAAGATGCTTTCCGTTGGAACACAAAAAGATCCTTTCCTTGTTGAACCAAATCCGCTTCCAGTTGAGCATCAATCATTTCTGTCTTTGCTGCTTTGTATTGTTTGTGTGTACGATAATACGCCTCAATGTCATGGACGTTCGGTTTTGCTTTATTCACACACCCTTCTGAATCTTTATTAACTTTTGCTATTAACTCAGAACGGATGGTTTTAAGATATTCTTCAGCTTGTCGTGCTTTCTTTCGTGCTTGATGTGCTAAATTGATATACTTCCATGCTAAATTTGCTTGATTTAGACATTCAATGTCTAACGCTTCACAATCTATGTGTAAGTCTTTTTCTATCTGATTTATCATTATATTTTCCAATTGTATGTGTCTTATTTAAAAAAAAAGAAAAAGTGCCAGGGTGAAACTACCCTGTCTCACCCTGGCGATTCTTGGTTTATTGATTATCAGTCAAGACCAAATTTGAATGATTTTATTTTTCGTTGAATATTTACCTTCAGGATAATAGTCCATGCTCTACCATTGAGCTACTTGGCCATTGGATGTGTTCTCTAAGTTTTTATGGAGGCCAAGGAGGGACTTGAACCCTCAACCTTGGATTTATTTGAGTTAAATATCAATTACTTAATAACCTCACTTTATAAGTTTGGGACTTCAATATAATAAGTTTAAGCTTAATTTCTTGAACTGATCATCTGACCAACTCAAAAGGTGAGAATAAGTATAAGTTTAAGTCCTAAAACTGCTAACTATGTATAAAATCAAATATTTGTTGTCCTATGGATAGCCTTGTTACTTCCTGGTTATTTGCTCTTTGCCGTGCCTTTTTGATCGCGCGGAGCATCTTGTCAATATTACCCAAAAGCTTTGACTTCTCAGCCGGTGGGATCATGCCAGACCATCCTTCTTGTACATATTTGCCAACAGGCCGATCTTCGGACCATTCCCTGATCTGTGCTGGGTGTTCCTTTGTAGCAGGAACAATAATCTTCGATTGCACCATCTTTTCTGTTTTGTGTTTCGTAGTTGGATGTGCCGTTTTCCAGTATCCTTCTCCTTTTTGTGGATCAGGTTGCCACTCTATGCCTGGCTGTAAGGTAGGAATAACATCGTAAATTTTTCGTAACTGCTTGAGCTGGTCTTCCATTGCCAGCAAAAAAGTCACAGGAACATCTGTTGCAAAAGTAGTACTGTCAATTACAATATCTGCTTTTGCCTTTTGATTGGCAGCCTCTTTCTGCAACTTAGCATCCCAAAACCTGACAAAAGACTTGGATACATAAGCAAGCTTTTTAGCGACAGTAGTTACGATCTCTTGCCGCTCTTCGCCCGCGGCCTCTTCTTCTTTTCGGGCATCATCAAACATCTCAAGCACTCTAATCCCGCCCTGGAAAAGATTTTGTTTCTTAGAAAAAACTGTAAGGGCCTCATCCCCTATTTTGGTTTTTTCTCCCTTCAAATCACCTTCAACGGCCAATAATTCGTGTAATTGTGGTGCCATAATACTTCCTCCTAAGTTTAAGTTTAAGTATAAATGTTATTATTTATTATATTATACAAAAACAAGCATAAAAATTTAAAGGCTGTTTTTATAAAATATTTTAAAATGGAACGTCTGTTTCTTCATCATGAATCACACGATAACAGGCAAATGTAAGTTGTGATCTTCCTCCATCGTAAAAATTGTCAATAAATTCTTCAAGAACATTATATGCGTATGGATTTCTACCATTAAGTAATACACTATTAGCATATCCTAAAACAGCACGTCTGATTCTTTCAGGATCTTCATTCTTTAATCCCTTTAGAATTTTACAAATTATGGACCAGTCTTTTTTCTGTAATAAGGCGCGACACAATTCAATTGTTTCACTGTGCGTTTCTGCACTTTGTTTTGCCGCTTTTAATCGTTGCTCTTCTGGCATAGCAATAATCGAATCCAATATTTGTAATGCCATACCGGGATGTCCCATACTATCCTGTGCGATTTGTTTACAAACATCCTTACCTAATTTTTCTACGCCTTCAGCTTTCTCTACTTTTTTAAGTAACCGAATAATCTCTTTATCTGTAATTGGTTGAACTTCGTGCAAAGAACATCGTCGTTTCAGTGTTATTTTTAATTTATTTGGTTCTGTGGTGCACAAAATAAAATAAACGTGTTCTGGAGGTTCCTCTAATGCTTTGAGTAAACTCTCCTGCGCATTCGATGATAGCATATGGATCTCATCCATTAACCATACTCTTGTTTTTCCTTTCATTGGTCGATACCGCATCTTTTGCCTAATTTCACGCATGGCATCAACTCCGGTGTATTGCGCAGCATCAATTTCCGCCATATCATCGGGATGACAATGAATTAACTCATCTGCTACAATTCTTCCAAATGTAGTTTTGCCACATCCACTTTCACCAACAAATAGAAAAACGTGCGGAATTTCATCTCTGTTGTCACGCATAGCGATCAAGGAATTGACAACATTTTCATTGCCCGACATGTTTTCAAGTTTAGTTGGTCTATATTTTGTTGCCAGACTCATATTATTTCCTCTTTATTTTACCGGTGTGGGCGGTAGTAAGCTTATGATATCTTTGAATGCAGAATATTCTGGATTGAGTATGTCAAAGAAGTTTGCACAAAATACAAGACCAGCAATTAAAGTTAGTATCATCAATATACTGTTTGCAGTAATCCAGATAGGTTCGTGGTTTTGATGATAAATGGAATAAGCATATCTCTTTTCTTTTTCTTGTTTCTCTCCGTTTTTGTAATAGTAAAGATTTTTGTCGTATTTGTTATCTTTTCTCCAAAATTTGATAGTTATTGACAAGAATATAATATTTACAGTGATAGCAGTTAGAAAAATGCCGAGGGATACAAAAGCATCAACAAATTGTTGTTTTATAAACCAAGGCCAAATTTGCTGAACGCCAATATTTAACTTGCGCGCGATCTTGTCTAAATAGGTTAGTATTGTCTGTAATTGTTCTTCATTCATTGTGAGTCTCCTTGTGCTAACATAACGGTTGCTGATACTTGCACATCAATACTTTTTGTTTTATCTATCATATTATTTCCTTTTTCATAATGTTTTCGATAATTCTATTGCCTGTTTTTCAGTAAATCCCTGTTTTTTAAGTGCTAAATATTTTACTCGTGTAAGTTTCGCTGCTATTTTAAGATATTCCGTATAGAAAGAAAAACTATTATTTAACTTTTTTAATTCATCTCTCATTTTGTTTGGTTCTGGAATACCTGGGAGTAAACTAACTTTACCTTTTGTTTTATTTGTCATATTACCTCCTTTCCAATGCAAGTTCGACTTTAACATTACCCATTCTATATTCCTTTATTGGGCGGTCAAAAGGAGTAGTTTCAACCAGGGAAATGTATATACTATTTGGCGAATACCCTGTTTGCGCTTTAAAGTCATTTATCAAAGAAGTGAGGGAATCAATAATTTTTATTTCCAATCTCTCTTTTTCTTTGAGTAATTCGTGTACCGTTATATCTTTCATTTTCCATTCCGCTTTATTCAACTTCATATCTTTGTATAACTTCGACTGGTTTTGGAATAACAACTTCCCCTTTGATGATAAACATATCTTGGGTATCCCAATCCCGTAAATATAATTCGTTTGCATGATTCAAAAAAGTAGGTTCCCCGTGATATTCAGAAAGCATTTTTTTTAAATCTTCCACTGTTTTATATATCTCTACTGAACCCCCATCAGACCCTTGTATTACAAAGTACATTTCATTTTCTCCTTTTCGCTTTGTCATGTTGAATAGAACTGCAGTAAGTTCAGTTAATGGTGCAAATGGAGCGGCGTTCCCAACAAATTCCACGCCGCTTATTAAATTATCTTTTGTTCGTTTCCATTTAGTTATAAAAACATCACCAAATACTTCATTTAAACTAATGGCACAGCCATGCAGTGGCCCACGATAAACCGCTTTCCCAGTTTTTAATGTTGATTTTGTTATAATTTGGGGATGTTCAAATTCAACGGCACCCGCCCATTCGAATAAAGAACTATTCTTTTGTATTCTCGCCCAACCTGATTGACATTTAATATCATCTATTTTTATTTTCATTTTATTTCTCCTTATTTCCTTTATTTATCTATATTATACAAAATTGCACCTAAAAATTTAAAGGCTCACTTAATTTCATAGTCTTCCATTTCATGCCAAGGTCGATCTACTGCGCAAAGTTCCGCATCTATTTTAAGTGGAACAATAATCCACTTCCAAGCTTCAGGAAGTTCTTTACAAGCAATATGTTGGGTGAGTTTAAAGAATTCTTTTTTTTCCTCTGGTTGAATATCTGCTACGACTTCATCATGAATCTGACCAATTGGCACGGTATCCCATTGTTCTGTTCGGTCTGTTAATTCAATAAAAGTCCATAGTAAACAGTGGAATGCAGTACCTTGAATTGGATAATTAATAACTTGTTTTTTATTCATTATTCCACTACAACGAAATCCCGTTAGTAACTTTACATATCCCCTTTTTTCGTAATATTTCCATTGTTTCTTTTTCCATTTAGTATATGTTCTATATCGCACATTCCAAAAATCATCTTCTACATTTTTTACATGCTTAATAAATTTGTCTGAATTTTTAATATTTCCATGTTTATCTAATCGAATAAGCCCTTTATCTTGTAAGTGAATCAACGCAGGAGTGCCATCTTTTAATGTGCCAAGTTTCGCCCATTGCAATAAATTTGGCACACAATTACCATAATAATCACCATAGAATTCTGGAAAGATAAATCCATTTTTTCCGCCCTGTCGTAAATTAGCTTCTCCTGGATTATGTTTATCAAGACTATCCAACATATAAATTTCTACAGCCATATCAAGATGCATATCGCCATGAACAGTATCATAAATTAGACGTTCATCTTGCGTATAACATCCGGCAATTCGTACTTCCATAGATGAGAAATCAGCTGAACCTAATTGATGCCCTAATCTTGGATATATTGCGGAACGTACTATCTTCTTTATTTCTTTGTCCCGTTTGGGTTGATTATGAAAATTCGGAGAATTTGAGCTGGAGCGAAAAGTTCTTACCAAATGTAATGGAAAAAATGGGTGTAACGTACCATTTACTTGTTCTCGTAAAAGCCCTTTTAAATAAGTATCTCTTGCTTTCATGTACTTCCGAACTTTTAAGAGATGCTTAATTTCTGGGAAATCGTTTGCTAAAACACTTAATACTTCATTATCTACAGAATTATTTCCCTTGCTGGTTAACTTTGATGATTTTAATTTCATCGTTTTAAAGAGTATCTTTCTGATTTGAAGATCTGAATTTATATTGCGTTTCACGCCGTATATTTTATTCCATAACTTTCCTGTTTTTGTTTTCCAAAAACGATTATGATGTTTATCAATTATACCAGTCAGTTCTTCAATCTTTTGTTTACAATAATTGATATTTATCCGCATACCATTTTGACTGGCTTTCTGTAAAGCTAATTCACCTCTATGCATTAACATGTATGCATCTTTAGTTGTTGTTGTTATTTGCATATTTTAATCCAACGATCTTTCTTCCATCTCCAAAGTTCAGTATCAGTCCCATCTTCATTAAATCTAATTATTCTGTCTCGGGAATTTCTTCCTACTACTTCTAACATGTCTGTTTCGTTTGGAGAGGGGCCTCGCCACATTCCATATTCAACACCATCCTTATTTTTATGTTTAACTCCTATAGCATAACATACTTCTCGTTGAGGCGGCTTTGTGTCCTCGCGAATTTCGCTTGGCTGGTATTCTTCCATATTTATTTTACCTCACAAATAACTTGTTCCCGAATCGTTTGCCAATCAAAGTCAATTAAGTCACACCAATATTCAAAAGAGTCACTAAGAATCCATTTATATGCATGTTTCCAGTTAAGCAAATAAGAAGGAGAATTTCGTTTTTGTTTAATGTCTTCTAATGCTTGTGTAATCATAATAATAATCATTTTTCTACATCCAATTGCCTCATTATGTATTTTGGATTCTAAGCTTGTATGTTTCTTTTTCATTTTAAATACCCTTATAAAACTCCGCTCCTAATGTAAGGAGGTGGTGTAGGAGAGATACACCCATTAAGAGCGGAGTGCGAGTTTATTTACTCAATGGGGTAAGATCCTCAAACATATTTGGGATAATATCCATTAATGTGTCCCATATAGTAAACGCAATGGGTCTAATTTGAGGATGGGCTTCCTTTGATCCACGCAATTTAATAAAATGTCTCCACTCTCTTAAATTCGCCGTCATTACAATTTCTGTTTTAAGACAATTTGGTAGAACTGATCTAGCAATTTGTGGAGAACAACCTTTGTCTAAAAGGCTAAAGTAGGCATCTTCTGCATTTACACAAGCAATTCTCCATTCAACCGTTTGTTCATACGTCAAATTTGGAGGTTGAATAAAAGTACATTCGTTCCCGAACTTGTCTTTGCTATAATTACACCATCGTGTGCTATTATGCACAATAAATCCGTTTGCAACATAGTTATGATGTGGTGCCTTCATTTCTAAATCATAAACAGGTTCCTTTCCAACTGCTGTTATTTTCGTGATTGTGTCAGGATGTGCCTTTTTCCCGATATACCATCCTCTATGTATCTTTTTATGACAATTTATACAGAGTTTGAGCAAATTTTCTTTTTGGTTATTTTTATCATTTCCGTCTATATGACGCACTTCCAGCTTCTCAATACAACCACATAGTTCACAATGGGCCACTTCTTCTTTTTTGCGTAAGGCAATTCTGCGGGAAACCCCACCTTTCCAGTTACTGTTTTTATCTCCGTATAAATTATTATGGTGATTTCTTCGCAAAGAATCTGCTTGTGATCTGACAGAAGGATTCTCCTCTTCTTTTATTCCTTTATTCCATACTACTCTACCATTATTGTATTGTTCCAAAATAGTTTGCCTCATCTTTTCTATAGAGAAGGCAGTATGGTTTTTCGTGTATTTCTCTTTGTTTTTATCATTCATACGTTTTACGAATATTCCTAATGCTTTTAGTCTTCTTAAAACTGAAGAATAAGGGGCACTAAATGTACTCGCAATTTCTTGCGGGCTTTGTTTCTGCTGTAGATATAAATGTTTTAATTCATCATCAGGTATTTTTAATAGACAAGGACGTCCATTCACCATAATAGAATCACCAATACTTAGTTTGTTTAATGAAATAAAAGACCCGTTTGGTAATTGAAATTCATGGTTTGCGGTTGCTTTAATCCTATACCCAAGTGACGCGTGCACTTCATAAACAGGGGCAATTCCTTTGTAAAAGACAGATTGAATTTTGTTCCTTATAATATTTCCCCTTTCATCACAGCTTCTCAAGCTAATTGTTTTATTATGCGTTTTTCCTTGGGGAGAAAAAGATCTATCAAACAATTGTTTGATAGTTTTATCTTTTCGCACTAATGTGTCTCCCGAAACACATTCCTGGGCGAAAGATGCAATCCTATGTCTTACAATTTCGTGAGTTATCCCACGGTCTGTTATTATTCGGAAAGAAGCACACGCATGCTCTAACATTGCATGATGCCCTGCTTTTCTCAATGCTTTAACAAACTTTCCTGCTGAGTCTTCCGTTATTTTGTCTTCAGATTTGTAACAAACTCTACCTGCCTTTTCTATTTGAATTTCGGGATCAATAGTACACCATAATAATTCTACACTTGGTTTTACGATTTTCATGTAAATCTCCTTTTCACTTTCCTTTATTGGTTTCCTTAAATTCTATGAGATCTATTCCGGCCTCTGCCGTCAGAGTCCATCGGCTGGTTAACCAATTTAAAATAATCTGCATAAGTTAATGGTTTCGGGCACGGCTCACAAGGAATTCTGCCTACCTGAACATCCATTATCGTTTTGCTTCTTGTTTTATATCCAAGCGAACAGTAATCGAAATTTAATGCTCGGCATCCATTACATGTCTTTTTCATTTGTCTCACCATGTATTATTACATACTCATCCGGCAGATGAGCATACATTCGTTCATCTTCGAAACTGCTGTGTTCAGACTTGACAATATGTTCAACGGTTTCCACCCAGTCGCATGCCATCCACATAGGTTGGTCAAATAGGGCCATGCCTGCCTCCAGGTTCTGCGGGAGGGTTTTTAGTTTCTTTATCAACTCTTTAACTGTCATTCTGTCGTTTAATCCCTCAGAGCATTATAACCTTAGTGCAAAATTTTCTATTGTATACTCATTCCCGATATGCACTATTTTGTCCTCTAATATATTGTATAAACGATCTAAATCATTAGTGGTAAATGGGGCGGTTTTAGGATTAGCTCTTATACTAACAAGTTTTGTAGCAGCCCAAATGAGATCATCCTTAATTTTGGCTTCTTTTTTAACTCCTTTAAGTTTCATAACCATTGCTATTTCTTGTTGTCTTGGTAAATCATTTTCAATACAATAATCACACATTTCATTTCCCTATAAACCTTTGAGCTTTTGGTCACCAAGCAGAACAGCTTTTTTCAGGACGTTGATATTCTAACTCCTCAAGTGTCTCTCCGTCAGTAAATCTTACTATTGTCATGGGAAGCCGACCTTTTTCAGTTCTAGTATAGATTTCTTCTACATTATGCTTTTTGCATACTGTAGCTAATTCACGTAGAAATAGAAAATAAGATGTCATTATGATTATCCTCGCAGATTGATCTTCTCCAGCACAATTTTCATTAATTCTTTGATAGTTTTTGTCCAAACAGGACTGAATTGTTGCTCAAGATTGATTCCAGAGTGCACTTCAATCTCTCCTGTTTTTAAGTATATCTCTGATGTTTGGTGCCCGGCAATCATGAATGTTTCGCCATACGGATTACTTATTCGTCTAGCATTCGATTGCGTCGTAATCTCTTGTATAAATGGATTATGTATAATGTACGCTTCTTGAGTACCGTCTGTATTGGAAGCGAGCAAAATTAATTGCTCACCTCCATCACCAAAGATTTTAAATGTAGAACAATTATACAACATCGGACGTATCTTTTCCCAGTAACGTAGAGAATCGTTTCTTGAGTTCACCAAGAACTTTTTCTGCCATAGTTATTTCACGTAAACGTTCTTTGATAAGTCCAATTGCTTCTTCTCTGTCCTCGGATTCAATTTCTGCCTTTGCATCTTCAATCAATTCATTTAGTTTCATTTATTTTTCTCCTTTTTCTATTTATTATATTATACAAAATTCCACTTAAAAATTTAAAGTTTCTGCATACGAATTAAATCCCATCTGTTCCATTTGTAAAAGTGCTAATTTATATTGCCACAATGTATCATATCCACAGTAAGTAAGCACCTCGTCCTCCCCGTATTTTTTAATAAACTCAAAAATTCTATTCACTGCATTTGCATTATTTTTTTCTACACCTTCTAAATATGGGGCAATGTGAGAATCGTAATCGCAAACCCCAAAATTCACATACGTTTGAAACTTCAATCCAGTAATTCCAGGACGATTATCAAGTATATGTGCAGCCTGCAAAGAATCCCACTTCCAATTTTTTATGATTGTTCTTAGTCGAACTTCTGCCCAAATATGTTCAAAAACCATATTATGCGCCATTTTACCAATGTGTGGGGCAATAAATAATTTTCGTATTTTATCTTTTACTTCCCTACTTTTTGGCAGCATAAACACATTACAATGATTTGGCGATGGGGCAATTGACATACAAACTAATCTATGCCCAATTGCGTGTGGCTTCAGTCCAGTCGTCTCGAAATCGATTGAAAGTAAATCTGTTGTTCTTCGTGTAAAATTTAATATATGGGATAACTCTTTTTCGTCTTTTATTATATTGATCTGACTCTTTTTATTTTCTGGAAATGGGGCATCTAAACAATCCAACGCCCTCTTTAAGTCCTGTAAATATATTGTAATAATTGCTGGCATCTTTTCCGCCATTCGATTTACATAGGACGGGTGAAGTGCAGGACAAAGCCATGTTTTAAAGTCTTGATCTGGAATTGTCCAGCCTCTCCATTTTGTTATTCCCCCAAGATTCTTTTTCCAGCGGTGTCCAATAACAGACTTTACTGCCTCTCCACCTGCTAGAATAATCAATTTTGGTTTATATTGTTCAATCGCTTTTAGTACTCGTTTTCTACAACAAGCAATTTCGTAGTCCGTTGGTTTTCTATTTGTACCATCTTCATCCACTGGACGACAATTCGTTGCATTCAAACTGACGCAATCTCTGAATAAATCAATTCCCAATGAAGCGAGTGAATCTTGCTTTCTTTTTCCTGCTTTCCCTTGCCAGGGCTTTCCTTTTCGATCTTCTTCTTCTCCGGGTGATTGGCCTATTATCATTATTCCCTTTTCGAATTTACCATAAGGTTTGATTTTCGGATGCAATAAATTTCGATAAAGTCCGCAAGAAGCACAAGACAATGGTTTTCCCGTCTTGTTTCCAGATGTGTCCTTAAATTTAGCTGCGTTAAAAAAGGTCTGAATCATTTGTCTATAAAAAGAACTGGCTTATTTAAGGTTTTTGCAATCTCAATTTCTGCGTTTATGCCTTTGGATTCTTCCCATCCCAAAAGCTTCAAAATCCATATCTCGTCTACCCATTTGATATATTCAGTATCGTATTTCTTCCAAAATTTCCAGTCCTTTGGCAACGAACACTGAATTGCTATAGGATGATTGTGTATTATAGGGGAATAAACAAAATAACCTTGCTTCATTAATTCTCCTGCTTTTTTACAAACATCAATAAAACGCTGATGTCTAATTATTGCATCCTTATGTGTGTAAGGACTTGCTAGGTATACTTTCTTCATTTATATATTCAATTTTCTTTGTTCTTGTTTTTCAGCTTGTTTAAGATTTCGCACCATTATTCGATAATACGCTTTTTTTAATTCTATCCCAATAAATTTACGTTTCCTTCGGATTGTTTCATACCCCTCAGATCCAATACCACCGAATGGGGATAAAACAATATCTCCAGGATTTGTCCACAGTTCAAGACAACGTGCAATTACATCTAATTGTAAAGGACAATTTTTAACAATCGCCCCTTCTGCTGTAAAAGATTCATCTTCATCGACACTAATATCCCAAACTTCTGATTTCCCTTTTTCTTCAATCTTTCTCACCTTTTTCCAGGCGCCATCTTCCCCAATCCAACCAGATTGTCGATATCCTTTTGAATTGCGAAATGCGAAAACCCAATCTTGAGAGGTATTAACGATGCGGCCTTGAATTACACACTTTCCTTCAGGTCTTCCAGCATAAACACTTGCAACAAATCCTCTTGCCCTTTGAACTATCAACTCCATTCCAAGAAGAAGGGCGCGCGAGATCGACGAAGCAGTCCAACGATCACATTTTTTTACATAGTGCCCATCAGCAGAAAGATAACCAGACAAAAGAGATTCTGCCCCTTCTTGTGACAATGTAACAGCTTCTCCTGGAAGTTTCTTATTTGCAGCACCATTTCCACAACGATTGAGAACGTCTCTAACATCATGTCTAAGTTCCTTGAGCGCTATTTGACATGCAGTGTGTTTAGCTACATAACCAGCATGCTTTCCAAGACGTTTGATTAACGATTCAACCTCATCATAAGAGCAAGATATAAAAAATTGCCCCATTCCTCCTCGCTTCCCACTGCGGTGATGGCCTCCTCTATGTCCATCTCCAAGCCAACGTCCAACAATCCACCATTCATCAGATGTTAGAAGAGAATTTTCTATCGGTGGCAATTTCAAATTTAGATAACCGCCTTTTGTATTGCGTGCTGGAACCCACATAGGATCATTTTTCATTGCAGAAGATTTTTCTTTAAATGCACTCCCTTTCATTCCTGGCCATCGACCTTTTCCTATAGGGCTACGAAACCAAAACTCATGTTCAGGTGTAACCCGCAAATCAGCAACACCATGAGCACATATTAAAATAATAGGTTTTATTCCATTGCATTTTTTCCCTGTAACAGCTCTCCATCTGCCTTTATGCGTTAATACAAAATCTCCAATTTCAATATTTTCAATTGGAACATATCCCTTTTGCCTTGTGAGAACTAACGCCCCAGAAGCCAAACATATATGTCTCTCATCATCCTTTTCACGGGCCTGTTTAATATTTAATGTATTTCCTTGACGAATATCCATCCATACAGGGGAAGCGTATCGTTGCCATACATGATGACTATATTTATTTTTTGCTGGATTATCATTTTTCGGGTTTGATGGTTCCTCTCTTTCCCCTATGTATTCTTCAAATCCACGTCCATGCGGAATTGGTTCTGGATTGTTTCCTGGTTTTACTACCGAAATAATATAATCTGCCCCTCCTGCGCCACATCTTGTTGAATCTTTGCTGATTTGTTTATGGGCAAGTCTTAATGCTTTTGTTCTGACTGCTTCAAGCAAGGGATCTTTCCAAATAGTAATTCTTGGCGAATGATAAATAAATCCCACTGCCTCAAACTTTCGAAGTAATTTTCCGGGGAAATCTTTTGCCCCCATATATCCGTCCCGTTCTTTCATAGCGGGAATATCAGAACAATGAAAACTCAGCACCCTTCCTGGTAATAGTACTCTATATAATTCTGGGATGAGAAATTCAAAATGATCATAGAACTCTTCATCTGTCGAATTCCCCATATCATGTGCAGATGCTGAATATGTAAAAAGAGAACTAAAAGGAGGGGAAAAGATCGAGTAATGAATTGAATTAGATGGAATCCCTTTCAAAACTTCAACGCAATCCCCATGATAAGCGCTCCATTTATCCGTAATTACTTGATGAATAACTCTTGGGAGAAACCTATCCTTTTTTGATTTCTCGCTATATAATTTTGCTTTTGCTTCTTTTAGTCTTTGTTGATAGAATTCAATTTCGTTTATTATCTGATCCATTTAGGTAACTCCATATCAACTTCCGGTTTGTATTCAACAAATGTTCTTTTCGTTTGTTTTAGTTCTTTTTTTGTTAAATCTTTCGTATGTTTAACCATATTTTGAAGCATTAGTTGTGCTTGTTTGTCTTTGCGTTGAATATTTTTAAGAACACCCCCCTCTCGTTCTTCAATAAAAATATGAATTTCTACTTTCTTCTTTTGTCCAAATCTCCATATTCTACGAACTGCTTGGTAGAACTGTTCCCACGAATCATTTAATCCAATAAAAGCGGCTTTATTGCATATTTGCCAATTTACTCCGAGTCCTGCTATTTTTGGTTTTGTTATGATCCTTTTTATATCACCCGCGGCAAATCCAAGCATTCTGTCAACCTTTGTTGCATTAGAGTGTTTGCCCGCTATTTCAATTGCCCCATCAATCTTTTTTGTCATGGCTGCGCTTTCCGCATTCAAATTACACCAACATACCCAGCTATCCTTTGTTTTATTGATCAAGTTCGAAGCTGCATTACTTCTAACTTCTACTGTTTCTTGTCTGACTTTTCGCCTTTCGTTTAGATCACTTGCTGGCATTAAAAGCAGTCGATTTTTTGGTTTTACTCTTGATTTAAGAATGTGCTCATGATATTCTATATCAGGAAGTAAAAAATCCTTATCCTCAAACCCAATGTCAGAGGGTTTACTTATCATAACTGCCCAAGACGATACCCATTTCCAAAATATATTATCCTTTACATGCCCTTTTAATCTCCAGGTTCCTGTATCTTTTGTATCATTAATGAAGAAAGTAGCCAACATCTCTGAACGTGTCATTACTCCTAAAAACTCTGAATGGTTACCTAATTCGATATAATCATTAGGAGCCGGGGTTGCTGTACAGGCAAGACGATATGGAGTGGTTTGAAATGCGTTTATTATTTCATTTCTTGTAGTCCCCGCAAAATTTTTCAGAATTCCTGATTCATCCAGGACTACTCCAATAAATTTATTCAAATCAAACTTATGTAATTTTTCATAGTTAGTAATGTTAATCCCGTTACAAACATCTGAATGAGAAGTACAAAGATTCACTTTAATATCAAATTTTTCCCCTTCCCCACAAGTCTGTTCCGAAACAGCCAATGGAGCTAATATTAAAACAGGCTCCTTTTCTTTTTTATGGGTTTGATTTGCCCATTCAAGTTGTTGAAGTGTTTTTCCAAGTCCACAACTTTCAAACAAAGCAGCTCTGCCTCTATGGATAGACCACTGTGTTATTACTTTTTGCCAATCAAAAAGGGCGGAGTTCAATTCTGATAATGAAATTTGAAATCCACTCTTTTGGTCAACAATTTGCTTCGTTTCAAGGAACTCTTTGTATTTATTCATTACAAAGCACAATTGCGTGTTTAAACGCTTTACTGGAAAATAAAATTAGTTGTTCTCCTACCACACAAGCAGTGGTTTCCTTTAGTATTTGTTGTAGAAAAATGGGATTAATAACAAAATTGATTTCCTTTTTCACTGTGTTTGAAACACTCATCTTTTCTTTTATCCATCCAGAATCCCCTTGACCTGAAACAGTTAGTCTTTTCCCTTTAATATTAATTTGTACCTCTTGATCTAACGGGGTCTCTCTCTTTGCAAATATTTCTGAGCGTTCAAGCACTTCCCCCATTTCTGAAGGAAAGTGGATTTTTTCCCCTGAAACATTTAAATTTTCTTCACAAGCCTCTACTGGAAACTCGCCTTCTATTGTTCTAAAGGAGAATAAAATTCCATCTTCCCCTTTAAAATGTATCCAATTTGGTTTTACTTGATAATGACTAAAATTGTACTTAACCAGCTCATTGATTATCGTTGCGGGAATAGAAAATCCCTGTTTTATTCCTGCAACGTTTGCTTTTGATATGCGATAACTATCTGAAGCATACACGGCTTCTTTCGATTCACTGCAATGTAAACAAGTCAGAATTGGACGGGACATATCTCTTGAAGCGGTAAACACACACAATTTTAAAGCAGAAAATAATTCTTTCGGTACTTCCTCCCAATTATCGCCCATTTCGTCTATTTCATCTAAGGGAAGATTAATCTCACTTTGCAACTTAATTCCAGCAATGATTTTTTTGCCTGTAATCCGAATTTCATTTTCCTCTTGAGTAAGTTCAATTTCATCATCTTTTTTTGTTTTGATTTTGTTTAGAAGTGAATAAAATTCTTCTGCGCGAACGGCCCCTTCAATTCCAATATCAATAGGATATGAAACACTGATTTCATCATTGAAAGTAACAACTCGATTTTTCATAAAGGCAAAAGATGTTGATTGCTCAATTAGATCTTTATGTGCAAGTCCTGGTTTTACAGCCTCAAGTGCTTTTAGTATTTCCTGTTTTTTCATTTTGATCTTCCTTATCTATTATTATTTTCCAAGTAGCTTTTCTAAAAGGCAAAGTGGATATATATATATATCATAGTAAGATAAAAGCAAGTGAGAATGCTTACTTACAGTTTGTGTTAGTTTTAAACCATGTGATCCCAATCCTGCTAGATATATTTTCATTGTTTCTCTTTCTGGACAGTTTTAAAAA